TGGTGGTGGTGCTGGTGGTATGAGAGTTGTTCCTTATACATTTACTGCAACTGGACCAACACCGATTACAATTGGTGATGGTGGTGCTGGTGGTGGTGCTTCTGGTGGTGGTGCTGACTGTAACGGAAATGATTCTCATATTGGACCATCTGGTGCTAGATTAGTTTCTGCCACTTATGGTGGTGGTGGCGGTTCTGCTGATGACGGTCGTCCAGGACAACCTGGTGGATCTGGTGGTGGTGCAAGAAGTACAGGTAATGATACTGGCGGTACAACTGTTGCATCTCCTGATGGCATTTCACCAACAGTTCAGGGTTATCCTGGCGGTGCTGCCATACCATATGTTGGTGGTAATAGTATGGCAGGTGGTGGTGGAGGTGCCGGTGGTGCTGGCGAAGCAGGAGATCCTCCATCTGCAAATCCAAGAAAAGCAGGTGATGGTGGTATTGGTGCATCTATTCCATGGATGCCACCATCATATGGAACTCCTGGACCTACACCAGGAAGATACTTTGCTGGTGGTGGCGGCGGCGGTACTTGGGGCAACCCTGCCGGTGCTGGCGGAGCAGGTGGCGGTGGTGCTGGTAGAGCACCCGGTGATGGATGGGACGGAAGTAATGCTTATCCAGCAACCGTAAACACTGGTGGTGGAGGTGGTGCAAATGCTTATCCACCTTATGGTAATGGTGGCACTGGTGGACCAGGTATTGTTGCTATTAGATATCAAATCTAAATTATTAGATACCACACATAATCCACTAAATACTTTCATAAAGGCATAAGATAATCGATGTCCAGAATAAGAGCTGATAAATTAGTCAACAGGGCAGGAACGGGCGCACCCGAACTTCCATTTGGTCTGAATGCTCCTGGTGGATTAAATGTAACTGGCATTGTAACTGCTACCAGTTTTCAGGGAGACGGTTCAGCACTAACTGGAGTTGGTGATCCTAGTGCTCTGAAAGATGGAAGCAATACAAAAGTTCAAGCAACTTCTACAGGTGCTAATGTTACTGGTAACGTTGCTGCAACAGGAAATGTAAGCGGTGTAAATGTATCTGCATCGGGAAATGTAAGCGGTGTAAATGTATCTGCATCGGGAAATGTAACTGCTGTTGATGGTACGTTCAGTGGTAATGCTATAGTTCAAGGAAACTTAACTGTAAACGGAACTACAACAACTATTGATACTGCTGTTACTGCTGTAGATAGTTTAGCGGTTGATGGTAACGTTACTGCTCTTGGTACTCTTGGTATCGGAACTGATACTCCAGATTGTAAATTAGAAATTTCCAATGATGGATATGCATTTCCAAGTCCTGCCGGAAGTTCTCATTTTCGTGTTGGAAATGGGGGTGGAAGTGCAACGATTGACATAGCAGCAGCAAATACACAAATATCAGGACTTTATTTCAGTGATACTGATGCTACAGCAAGAGGAGTTATTGGTTATCATCACAATGGAAATTACTTATATTTTGGAACTAATGATGGTACAGAAAGACTTCGTATAACTTCTGATGGTGACATCCTTCCAGGAGCAGACAACACACAGGACCTAGGATCTTCAGCAAAGCGTTTCGCTAACATATACACTGGTGACCTTAACCTTTCTAACGAAGGTTCTGCTAATGATGTAGATGGAACTTGGGGTAACTATACAATTCAAGAAGGTGAGGATGATTTGTTCCTGATAAATAAGAGAACAGGTAAAAAATATAAATTCAATCTTACGGAGGTTGACTGATGCCACTTCATATTGGAGGGCGTAAGTATTATGCAGAATCAAGTTCTGCTCCAACATCTCCTGCTCCAACAGAAGGGGATGAATATTACGATACCACTGAAAATAAACTAAAAGTTTATAACGGTACTGCTTGGCAAGACGCTTAACGGAGGATCATATGTCACCAATTTATGTGGGAAATAGAGCAATTTCAGGATCATTATCTTCAGATCCTGTTGGAGTATCAACTTCTGCTGGATCAATATATTATAGTACCACAGAGTATAAATTAAGATTTTATGATGGTACTGAATGGGCAAATGTTGGATCGCTACCTTTTGCTGGTGATAGTGCAACTCATTGGTGGAAGAATGAGGATATCACTCAAAGTACTTGGACTGCTACAACTGGAGGAGTTAATTTTACTGAGCAAAATGGTAGTCTGACATATACTGCAAGTGATAGTAGGTTTAATAATTTAAAATCTATTGGAAACACTGGTAATAATCAGACATATATGACTGCTGACACTGGTAGTAATGGATCGTTCTGGAATGCCAGCAATGGATTTTCTTTTATTGTTGTAATTGATAAGGTTGCACATAATAGCAGTACTAGTTATGGCGATGGATGTTTTATTCAGCAATGGAATGGACAAGCTGATGGAAGTTGGTCATTAGACTTGACCGGTGACCATACGTGGGGTGGTAGTTATGGTGAGTCTTTTGGATATACTGCTCCTCCAGGATCTTATCCACAAAAAGGAATATTAATGGTTAGAATTGGTAATGGTGGTTCTAATGGTGCAATTGAATGGTGGCCTGCAAGTGGATCATCTTGGTCTGTAAGAGATACGTGCAGTAGTTGGCCGAGTAGTATTAGTAGTACTTATGATGCTCTCAATATTTTTAATTTTACTGGTTCAACTGCATCTTCTCATAGATTTAGTGGTGCTTATGCAGAAGTAGCATATTTTCAAAACATACGTATAAGTGATGCTATAAGGGATACCTGGAGAGCTTACCTTGTAGAAAAGTTTAATTTCTAGTAAGTTATGCTATAATAATTGAGTGTAACTAATTTGATATGAATTTTTTAGTATATTCAAAGGCAGGTTGCCCTTTCTGCACTAAAATAATGACAGTCCTAGAGATGACTGGTAAGAGATTTGTTGAGTATAAACTTGACAGAGACTTTACACGGGAAGAATTCTATGATAAGTTTGGAAATGGATCAACATTTCCACAAGTTCTTTGTGATGATCAAAAGTTGGGAGGATGTAGTGACACCATTCAGTTTCTCAGAGAAGAAAAAGTTATCTAATCGAGACATAAATAAAACTACCATCCGTGAAGTGAATCGCGGCGTTGAACTTATTCTTAACGGGGGGAAGAAGCAGAAAAAACCATTTCATATTATATTTGATCAGATGGTTTCCTTCTTCAATAGGGAAGTAACTATCTACTTTGAGTTTTCCTTAAAGGCAAGGAAGAAAAATTAGTTCCCAGAGGTAAGAACAATGTTAGCAGTAAGTTTAGTCTTAGGTTCATTCTTAACCATCTTGTTTCTTTTAGTGGGACTAATTGGAGGTTGGACTGCTAGAGAATATATGATGAACTATCGGGAAGTACCTAGACCTCACCCCGAAATGTTTGATAATCAAGGAAACTTGATTCCTGATGAGGTAATTGCATTTAATTTTGAAAACTATCATGACGACAGCGAAGAAAACGACGACAGCGACGACTAAAAAACCCGCAACACTGAAGGTTGTGAAGGAACCACAATCTATTCCCAACCTTCCAGCAAATCCATTTATTTTTGAGATCTTTGAACTCTGTGGAAAACAACGCAGTAAAGCAAAGAAAGTGGAAGTGCTTCAAAAATATGCACATCCATCCTTAAAAACAATTTTTATTTGGAACTTTGATGATACAGTTCAATCTGTATTACCTCCAGGTGATGTTCCTTATGCAGCACTTGATGGTGAAGATGGGTTTCGTGGAACTCTCACCGAAAAGATTGATGATGCTGTGTCGAAAATGGGTGAACTTGGATCTAAATCTCTTGGATCTCAGGATCAGGGTCAAACCTCACTCAGAAAAGAGTATCAAAAGTTTTATAATTTTGTAAAAGGTGGCAACGATGGTTTAAGTAACCTTCGTAGAGAAACTATGTTCATCAATATTCTCTCTGGTCTTCACCCATTGGAAGCACAAATTGTTTGTCTAATCAAAGATAAACAACTTGAAACAAAATATAAGATCCCCAAAGACATTGTATCTGAAGCATATTCTGATATTACTTGGGGAAATCGCTCATAATGATAAAAGAATTAACAGCAGAGGTGTCAACAGATACCGATACCGATAACGAAAAGAAACCTATGAATTCTTGGACACAATCAGAAAAAGAAAACTCCAAAAAAAAGTATGGAGTGGAAATTATGATTGATAATGGTACTTTGGATCAAGTGAGAACAAAAGATTGCCCTAATGACGCTAATATTATTACATACGTTGTTGATGGTCAAGTTCGATATGACCTTACACGAGGTTCAAAAGCAGTAAGTATTTTTAATATGTACTGGGATAAGTTTCGTGATGGTTTGAAAGGTATTGATTATGGTCAGGGTACACATAATCCTAAGTT